CCGCGCGCGCCACACAATCCCCCGGGGCGCCACCAGGCGCCCCCCCCCGATCCCCCGGAGCTCCACCAGGAGCTCCCACACGATCCTCCCCGCGCGGGGTGGGGGGCGCCGGCTCCGCCGGCCGGTCGCTCCCCCCTATACCCTGGCCCATAGTCTCGCGCGGGCGCGCGGGCGCGTGCGCGCTTGTGTGATCTATTGTCTTTATTCCTTTTTCTTCTGAGGGCGCCGCGGGCGCGTGCGCGTCATTAATAGGCGCCGCGGCCTGAGCCGGTGGCGGCATTGTAGGAGCGTGTAGGTGCTGCTCCGGTGTCGCCACGGTGTGGCACCAGTGCGGATCCGGTGTCAGGTAGGTGTTGATCAGGCGCCTGACCAGCCACCCGGCGGAGCGGTCCTGGGCGGCCGCGGCCGCGTCCAGCGCGTCCGCCGTCGCCTTGTCCAGGAGGATCTCGCGGCGCTTCATTCGTCCCACGGTGGCCTCCCTTGGCGCTGGGCTTCGTGTAGCTTGGCCAGGAGCTGGTGGGCGGCGTCCAGGTGGCTGTCGAGCTCCTCGAGCTGCCCGGAGCTCCAGGCCTCCAGGGCGCTGGCCACTACGTCCAGGAACTCCGGCAGAGCCGGCCAGGTGCGGAGCCCGGCGGCGCGGAGCTGGTGGGGCCGGCCGGCGCTCACTTGTCCGCCACCAGCGCGGCGATCTGCTCCGCGGCGCGCGTCCAGGCGGCGGCGGCCTTGGGGAGCTGATCGGCGAGCTCGAGGGCCACCCCCAGGGCTATCCCCTCCAGGATTGCCAACGGGCTGCCCGGTGGAAGCTCCAGGCTGATCTCGATCTGGTGGTGGCGCGCGCCGGCGGCGCCGGTGGCCGGCTCTATTACGGTGATCTGGTGCTGCTTTCGTCTTCCCATTGCCTCTCCAGGCAGTCAGGGCCGGACTCCACCAGCTTGCTGGTGGGGGCGGCGGCCTCACTGCGGCGGCTAGGATGCCCGGAGCTACCGGGCGGACGTGTCCGGCGCCTTGTGGTCAGCCTGGGCTGCCAGAGCCCTGATAGCTGCCACGGTGGGCGCCTTTGGTGTCCGCCGGCCAATCTCCCAGCTTTGGACGGTGTGCGCTGAGACCCCCAGCGCGGCCGCGAAAGCGGCGCGATCGTCCCCGCTGTGCTTGATCCTTGCCTGTGCTATTTCCCACGGTGTCATCGCGTACAATGTACGCGGGCGCGCGGCGCCTTGTCAAGTAACGTCAGTAGCGGGGCGCCTGGTGGTCTCCACCCGGCGGCGCGCCGGGGCGCCGCCGGGTCCACCACGGCCTGGTGGGGGTGACAGAACTTGTCGGGGGCTGGTGGTAGGAGTGCGCCGCCTACAGCGGCCGCGGTAGCAGGCGCGGTGACTCGCGCGGGCAGTCGCGCCGCGCGCCGTCCAGGTAGGCGCCGATCAGGCAAGCGCGCCGGCGGAGCTTCCGAACGTAGACGGGGCGGGGCGGCCTGGTGCCGCTGTTGTAGTGGGCGAACGGGTCCAGGCGGTAGCCGGGGCGCTGGTGGGCGTACCAGTATGATCGTTGAATCCAGCGCCGGCCGTAGCGGTGCGGCTTGTTTCGCATCCGGTAGCAGAGCCAGCGGGCCTCCGATATTTCGAGCGCGGCCAGATAGGTGTAGCTCACCAGGTCCAGCCGTAGCAAGTCGCGGCGAGCTCGAGGCAAGCGGCGCCAGCTCGAGGCTGTCCCAACCTTTGCAGCGATCGGGAACTCTCCCGGGCGGCGCCTGACGAAATCCCACCCTCTGGCCAGGTGGCTGTCACTGTCCAGGAGCTGCCAGATTCCCAGCTCCCCGAAGCGGCCGCGGAGGTTTCGGCGGAAGTCGCTTTCAATCCAGGCAATGGCCGCCAGAGCTCGAGGCGGAACGGAGTGGCGCTTGGCCTCCAGCATGATCCGGGCGGCCAGCGTTGGCGCCCAGCTCGAGGCGCGGGGGTTGATCTTCGTGATCCATGCTGCCAGCCGGTGGGCGGGCGGCGCCGTCAGGCGCCGGGGCGCCGGCCGGGGCGCCGCCGGCGCCTGCCTGGCCGGAGGGCTGGCCAGCACCAGGTGGATCAAGGTCGCAGTGGTCCAGGTGGATAGCATGGGCTCTCCTGTGTTGGATGATCTGGGACAGAATGGCCAGGCGTAGGGACTCCACCCGGAACGGGCTGGCGCCCGGCAGCGCCGCGGCCGCGAGCTCGCCGGCGAGCTCTACGGCGCGATCACTCTGATCCTGCCCATGGTGTGGTGGCCGTCGATGCAAGCTAGATTCTGGTCGATATCGTAGCCGAAGAGCTCCATTTCCGTCCCCTGCTGCATGTTCACCCCCCTGTTAGAGGGGAAGGGGACGGCCGAAGCGCTCCGCCAGTAGCGGTTGATCCAGCGGAGATCCCAGGCCTGCTCCGCCGTCAGCCCGGTGCCAGGGCCGAAGTACATGCCAGCCTGAAAGCCACCTTTGACCAGGAGCTCCCCCCAGGCTTCGATGGCGCCGATCAGCATGGAAGCGACGGGGATCGGGCTGGATTCCGCGGCGAAAAACACGGTGATCCCCTTTGGGACTTCCAGCCATTCCAGTTGCTCTAGGGCGGACTCCGCCAGCCGGCGGCCGCCGTCCGGCGTGATGTCGTCCCAGGGGTTGCCGGGGTCGTCTTTCGTGTCCGCGGCCTGGACGATTCCGATCGGGAGCTCCGCGGTCATGCAATCTGCGAGCTCCTGACGGCTGAGGGCGTAGAACCATCCCCCAATGTCGGCGGTGGGCTTGCAGTGCTTGACGGGCCAGCGCGTCAGGTAGCGAATCCCGAAAGCGTAGCCGGCGGCCTTGAACTTCCGCGCGGCTTCGATGGTCAGGGCGCCTGGGGTGTCGAATCCAGCCCGGCGCGGGCAGTTGATTGCCTGCATGGTCAGAGATCCTCCAGGGTATCCAGCGCCCGGACTCCGCGCGGATTCGTGGCGCCGGGCTTCGCCGGTGAGTAGTTGGCGCAGTGCTCCTCATGGCGGCGGCGCGTTTTCTCGATCCGCGTGTCCACGGTGGCCAGGCGCCAGATCACGAAAACGGCGGAGCCCACCACCATGCTGAGGATGATCAGGAAATCGCCCAGGGCGAGGGTGGGCGCGGCGCTGTCAGCGAACAATGGCTCCATGGCGATCAGTCCTCCAGGTGGCTGTCCTGCTCCGCGGCGGCCTTGTCCAGCTCCGCGAGCTCGAGCGATGTACGCTCCGCCAGCTTGGCCATGACCGATTCGAAGGGAATGTTTGCGAGGTCGGCCAGGGTCTTTCCCAGCCCGAAGAGCGCGGAAACGATGCCAGCGGCGTCTATGGGGGTGCTCATTTGCAGGTCAGCCTTTCTGCGATGCCCAGCCCGGTGGCGGCGGCGGCGCGCCAGCTCTCGCCCACCAGTGGCAAATAGGGTTTCAGCACCAGGGCCACGGCACAAGCCACCCCCATGGCCAGGTCGATCGCGGCCTGTCCCCCCTTCTCTGCTTCCTTTGCGAGCTTGATCGCCATGTATCCGCCGGCCACGGTGCTAGAGATTGCGGGCGCGGCGTAGAGCCGGAAGCGCTCGCGGTGAACTTTCCACGGGGCCACACATTTGGCGTAGCAGGCCCGGGCTAGCTCCAGCGCCTTGGCCGCGGCCGCGGCGCTGGCCTTGGCGGCGCCGCCGGCGCCCGGCCTCGCGGCGGCTGCCTGGGCGGCGGCGGCCGTTGCCTTGGCTTCCGTCAGCTTGCACTTTTGCAGGCAATCCGCGGTCACCTTGCGGGTCTGAGCTGCCATCCCCTTGGCGACGGCGTCCCCTGCTTCCCTCGCGCCCAGGGTGATTTTTGCGGCGAGGGTATAGCCGCATCCGGCGCCGCCGGCGGCCGCGGCCAGGGCCAGGCCCAGCACCAGCGCCGGCGTGGAGCTCCAGCGGGGCGCCGCGATCCCGATCTTGAAAGCGCCGCCGATCGCCGTGGTCAGGCCGGCCGCGAAAGCCAGCCACCACGGCGCGGGGTCCAGGTGGACGGCTAGGCCGGCGAACACGATCCCGGCGAGGGTGAGCACGGCGCCCAGTGGGCGATCCCAGCTGTCAGGGATTCCGTTCTGGTTTTCGTCTGGCATGGTTCGATCCTTTCTCCTCGGTTGGGGTCCGATCTGGAGTCAGGATCGCTGATCGGGTGGCGCGGGTCAAGTCGCCGGCGCCTGGCCGGCGCGCGAGCTCGAGGGGCAGGGCTGCTAGACCGCGGAGGTGATCCGCGTTACCACCAGGCAATGGCCGTTGACATTGAACCCCGTGGCATTGCTACAGACCCCCACGGCTTTGATGGTCTCTCCCAGGCCGGCGATGGTGTGACATTGCACGCTGACACTCCCAGGCTGACCACTTACCACTTGGCGCTCGATCTGTACGGACTCCGTGGATCCTCCGCGCTGTAGCTCGAAAATCGCGGTTCCATTGGCCAGGCCTGTGATGCTGGCGCAGAACGTCACCCAGTAGGCGCCGTCCTCTGGCGCTGTCAGACTGGTCAGATCGGTGTTGCTATCGTCCACGAAGATCGGTCCTGTACCTGAGGATTCCTTGCTGGTGGGCGGCGTGGTGGAGATTCCGGTCAGATCGTTGTCCTCTGGAGCTCCAGCGGCAAAATTCTGGGTCGGGTCCAGCTGCGCCTGAGCGTGCATCCGGTAGATCTTGCAATCGTTGCCGGAGTCTCCAGAAAGGGCGTTGCTTTTGATCTGGGCGTTCCCCCAGAGGAAGATCCGCAAGTCTCCACCACCAGCTACGTGGAGCGCTGGATTGAAGTTGCCGGAGCCAAGCCCGATCACGGAGCCCGGGAGCGCGTGGACGATCAGCTGGAAGCCATTGGGCACGGTCACCACGGGCGCCAAGTGGCTGCCTACCAGGTTGGACTGGTAAGCCAGCCGGAGGGTGTCGCCGAATGGATTGGAGCAAGTGTGAAGCGCGGCGTTTCCGCTGTTGCGGAGGTGGACTCCCTCGCCCACCAGCGCGGGCAGCGCCGTCAGGCTCGCGCCTTGCTGGAAGTCGAAAGCGCCCAGCAGCGGGGTTAGGGAGTGGAGCTCGATCCCTGTCAGATCCCAGGCGCCGGCCGGAACCTCCGCGCTGGAGGTGATCACACAGCTGTCGCCGTCGTCAAAAAGACGGGTATCTCCGCCCACCATGGCCACGGTCACAGTGGTAGCCGTGTTTGCGGTGATCTTCCCCCAGGAGCCGTCAGACTGATTCCACACGAAGCGGCCCACCAGCTCGTCCACCCCCCAGGCCTGGGTGGAGTCTGACAGGCTGGCGGAGCTGTCCCCCCCGTCGTGAGTTGCGATCACCACAACGTCAAGCTCCATGACTCCGATCCGCGCCAAGAGGCTGGCTCCCTTGGCGACTGCGGCGAAAGCGTCAGCGAAGCTGGTAAAGCTGTTATAACTCGCCGGCTGGTCGCGGTTCACCACCACGGAAGTCGGCGCCCGGCTTTCCGCCAGCGCCGCGGCGGCGTCCGCCGTCGCCTGGGCGGCGCTCGCGGCCTCCGCCGGGTTGCCTCCTAGAACTTGGTAAGGGCGTCTCATTTGATCACCTGTGCGTGTGGACCAGGCGGATCGATTCTCCCCCGGCCAGGCCGTCCACCTGGACCCCCATGGCGGAGCATCCGAGGATCCCCGGCATGTCGATCACGTTGCCCACTGACTTGCTGAGCTTGTCCACCCCAACCACCTCGAGCTGGGCCATGGGGAAGAAAAGCCCGGCCTTTTCGATGTAGGGCCATAGCGTGACGATCACCTCCATATTGGAGGCTCCCACGGCCAGGCCCAGGATCTGCCATTGCTCCTCCACTTCCTCGCTGCCGTCCGCCGGCGCCACGGTGTAGACGTTCGGATCGGTCTTGGCTGCCGGCGCCCCCACGTCCGCGGTGATCTCGAAGTAGGGCAGGGGGGTGACAGGGTCTCTCATGTTGCGCGTTTCGATCGCCATGGGGTTACCCTCCGGCCGCCTTGTGGGGCGGCCTGCTGGTGAGGCGCCTTGTGGGGCGCCTGGTCGCTGCGCTCCCTCCTACCACTCCAGCGGGATCGCGCAGTTGTAGAACGGCTCCCGGTTGTAGTCCGTTGCCAGGCATCGCTGGAACATCACCGGGGCCGGGTGCATGAGCTCGCGGCGGATCTCCGGGTCCGCCGGGGCCAGGTCCACCATGATCACGCTCACCCCGTCGCAAGCGTAGACCAGGCGATCATGGGCGGTCGATCGGTTGGTCAGGCTGTAGGGGGTGGTAGCCGTGTGGAGTCCCATGTGCTTGTCCAGCGTGTGGAGCTCCTGGTGGACGGCCGGCGTCGAATAGTAGGCGGAGGCGTAGAGGAATCGCTGATCCACGGCCAGGTGGAAGATGTACTCCGCGGCGTCCAGGTCAATGGCCTGGATCAGGTTGCCGCGTAGCCGGTCATAAACCAGCAGGTTGCAGAATCCGCCGGCGGTCAGCGCCGTCCGTTCGATCCCTACGTAGAGGTAGAGGTTATCACAAGCGAGGGCCAGCACACTGGGGACACTGGTGGTCGGGGGGTCAGTTTGCCAAACCAGGTTCCGTGTCAGGAGGTCATAGGCGCGGAGCACATTACTGGCCGCGTCGCCTCCGATGTAGGCGCGGGCATTGTCGATCGCCGTGGCGTTGATCCCGGCGCCGTAGGACACGGAGCCGGTCTCCGCGATCGTGCCAGTCAGGTTGTTCAAAAAGTAGAGGCTCTGGCTGTAGGTCCCGATCAAAAACCACCCATTGGTGGTCATGTTGCGGAGCTCCCCCTGGGTTCCGCCGGCGCCGATCGCGGCGCCGGTCGCAGGGTTCAAAACCTGGACTCCGTTGGCGCCTTGCTCGCTTTTGTAGACTCGATCGCCGTCGCAGGTCAGGCCCACGATCTGGGTGTAGCCTTTGGCCACGCTCCAGAGCTGCGATCCGTCTTCCGGGTCCATCGCCACCACGTTCTGGCCTTCCACTGCGGCGTTGGCGTCGATGTAGTAGATCCGCCGGCCGTCAGTCTTGACGGTGATCGGCGCATAGGTGGACTGGGTCACCTGGTTGATGATCGGGTATTGGCGGTAGAGGTTTCCGGCGTCCGGCCTGGTGGCCACGAAGCGCTGGGGGGCGGTGCTGTTGTCGATCCCGTCTTTGAGCTCGCGCCACTCTCGCGGGCAGAAGTCGCGGAGCCACTCGAGGAGCTCCCCCCAGAGCTTCATTTCCCAATTTAGCTCATCATGGGGAACCTTTTCTTTGTAGGCGTAGCCGTCCGCGCGCTTTGCGGCCGGCGGCTCCGTGATCGTGTTTCCGCCCGGGTCCGTGCGCCAGCCCACCTTGGTGTGATCAACCGGGATCGGTACTCGTTCGCTCATAGGGTATCAACTCTCCTCGCCAGCTCGCCGGCGTCCAGGCCTAGATCGTCATCGTCCAGGGTAAAAGCGGAATCCTCCGGGCCTTCGATCATGTCCCAGGATACCCCGCAAACGGTGATCCGTGGCATCTGTTGGAGGATCACCCGGATCCAGTCGTCGTCTGATTGCGGCGTCAGCTCCCACTGGAGCCCGTAGTGGGCCATATGCCTGTGGATGTAGCGGACGGCTGGGAGCGTGGCGGATAGCAGCTGGCTGACGATCAGAATGATCTCCGGCGCCGTCCCCTGCGCTCTGTTGATCTGGGCTCCCACCCTCACCAGGCGCCTGTATTCGTCGTCGTCAGTGACTCCGTGGCGCGGCCAGCCCACGATCCGGCCGGCGCGGCTGAGGGCTTCCCCCACGGCGTCCTCGAAGTCGCGGCCTTGCAGCACGTCCCAGATCACGTTTTCCAGGAGCTGGACTTGGGCCAGCTTCACCTCGAGGAGCTCGCGGAGCGCCTGGCTGTTGTCGAACTGGCTGAGGCGGTCTTCATCGCCCAGCGCCTGGTGGTCAGTGATCTTGGTTGGCTCGGTTGTCATACCTGGTTCACTGTGATCCGCGCCAAGTCGTGATCGCTCACTTCGCGCTGGGAAATGTCCACGGGGATGGTGTCGCCGGCGCCCGGGGCGCTGCCGGCCTTCACTCTCACCACCAGGTGCTTGACACCTGGCACCCCTTCCGCGTCACCCTCGCCGATTCTGATCCGGTCCACGGCTCCCACGGGCTCCACCCCCTCGCCTACGGCCAGGCTGTTGCCGTAGGCCAGCACGGCGGCGGCCACCTGGTCGTCCCCGTCAGCCGGGTAGCCTTCCTTGGTTGTAACGTCCACCTCCCAGTAGATCAGCACGGGATCGGCGTAGCTCCAGCGGACGGTTTGCTGGAATCCCTGGGAGTCGGTGACGATCGCCTCCACGTCCCCGTGGATATTGATCCCCCCGGGCAGATTCGCCCAGAGTACCTCCGCCACGGCTTCCTCGTCCGCGGCCGGGTCCGGCCACAAAACCGGCTCGTAGGCCTTGCCCGGGATCCCGTCAACGGTGGCCAGCGTTCGGTTGCTGATCACCACGGCGCGGGTCACGTCGTCCAGGGCCTCGAGCTGGCCGCGGTGGGCCTGGTCAGTACAGTTACCCACCCTCGAGATCGAAAGCAGGCGCCGGGCGCGGAATGCCGCGGCGGTCTCCTCGAGCTGTCCCAGCTCCGCGTCGTTTGGGTTGGAGATCGTGGCGCCGTCCCAGGCCGGATCGGAGTCCACGATCTCGGTGATGGTTCCGTTGGTTGCCTGGACGGGTCCCACGTCCACGGATTCGATATCCACCACCCCGTCGCCGGCGGGGTCCAAAACCGCGTCGTTTTGTAGCACCCAGAACGGGCCGTCAGGGACTCGGCAGCGCTTCCCCGCGGGCACGGTGCCAGAGGCCTGGCCGCCTGTGATTTCCAGCTGGGTGAAGCTGGGCGCCGCCGGCTCGCGGATCAGGCCTAGGATCCAGTAGAGGTTATCCTGATAGGTTCCGATCGCGGCGTCCGGGTCCCAGGCATCCCAGATCGCCTGTAGGAGCTCGTAGCACAGCCCGATCGCGTCGCCGGTGGGCGCGAGGAGCTGGGCCAGTGCATCGTCCGATTCTGCCTGAGTGGCGGACCCCCACGCGGGCTTGCTTTTGAGGTCGTCCACCATGTTCTCGATCACCTGGACGCTTCGGAGAGTGACCAGGCCGGTGGCGTCAAAAACTGGGGTATGCAGTGGCATCGGGCGAGCTCCTCACTTGGGATTATAGATTGAAGGCCAGCTCCCCGTAAATGGTGGCCAGGGTGCCGTTGATCGTCAGGTGGCGGGTCTCCGGGTCGAAGTCAGGCACCAGCTCCACGATCCTGGTGATCTCTGGGTCCTGTAGCAGCACGCGGGCCACCTCGCCGGTTGCTGCCTGGAGCTGGGCTGGCATGGTCAGGATCGTCTGGGTGTAGCCCACCCCCGCGTCCAGATCGAAGGGCCACTCCCCCAAGCCAGTCCGGCAGCGGATCCGCGCGGCCTGGAGTAGCCGTTCGGGGCCTTCCACGTAGCTGATCCGGCCTTCCTCGATCACAATGTCGTGCGTCACTGGGTCCAGCTTGATATCCCGGGGCATGGTGTCACCTCGCTTTTACTTGGCCTTCACCTTTGCGGCCTGGATATCGTCGGCGCTCCCCGGCGCGGTGTAGCTCGAGGCGCCGGTGGCGCCGGTCACTGCGCCACCACCTGACGGCGCCACCAGTCCGCCGGCGTCGTGCGTGTGGCCGTCCACTTTGACAAGCTCGTCCCATACCGGGGAGCCCAGGGCCACAAAGTGCTGGGCGGTGGAGTCGCCCAGGAAAAGGACAGACTGAGCCCAGAGCACGGGGCCTTGATCGCTGTAGGCCTCCGCCGGAAGCGCCAGCGGGATCGGGCGGCCGCCGGGCACGAAGATCAGATCCGACAAGTCGAAGCGCCCCCAGTGGTCTGGCTCCGGGTTGTTTTCCACGGCGCCGGCGATCCATGCGCCAATGTCTGCGCCAGCTGGGAAGATCCAGCCAAGGTCCCCGCGCACCAGCGGAGCGGTCAGGGCGAAGCTCTGAGCTGACAGCCATTGGACGGGGATATCCTTGGCCGTGTCCAGCTTTGAGGCCTTGCCATCTATCACCACCATGGTCAGCGGCTGGAGCTCTGCCAGTTGCTTGGCGGCGTCGTACTTCACCACCTTGGCGGGCATCGGGCCGAACATTTCCTCCGCTCCACCCTCCACCATGGCCCGGATCAGGTCTGGGAGCCCTGGTGCTCCCTCTGCGTAGTCGTCCGCCATGCGTTCAATACTCCACGGCCAAGCCTTTGGTGCGCCACGGCTGTCCCACCCTGGAGCCGCTGTGCTTGGCCTTCGTGATCTTGTAGCCGCCTTTGAGCTTGCGCGCGTCGAAAACTACCACGGCGCCCGGCTGGACGCTTGGGGAGAGTAGCATTTCGAACTCTACCCCTTTGGAGGTCTTCGTGGGCGATCCCACCATGCCAGTGTCGGCGCTGATCAGTAGGCTCTGGCCGCGCTTCGGGGTGCCAGCGGCGAGGATCTGGACGGCGCCTGACTGCAAGCTCCAGGTGGCGCCGTCCGGGGCCAGGAGCCAGGATAGCACCTTGCGGCACGGGCGCGCGAAATTCAGCGCCGCCGGGTAGACTCGCTCCGGGATCGAAGGGTCGATAAATCCCCGCTTGGCTCCCATGGTGCTGATCACGTCCGAAAGGATCAGGCTTCTGGGCGTGCGGGCTGGGTAACTCTGAATGAAGCGGGACTCCCTGAAAAGTCGCCGGCCGTCCGCGGCCTTGATCTCGGTCTGCCAGTTGGGGGGCTGATAGCTGTGCTTCACTTCCTTTCGGGAAATGTCGCCCAGGAATAGCTGGCCGGCGGTCCCCTCCCCGGCGATGATCTGTAGCAGCTGGTTGGGCTTCTCCAGCTTCGCTTTGCTGGCGTCTGACAGGTTGTAGATCGTGACTTGGGCCTTATTCGGGCTTTTGCCTGTCGTGTTCTCCACGTCGAAGGTGTAATCCAGGTCCCGAAAGCTGGTTCCCTGGCTCGCGGAGGGTCCCACCCTGATATCGCTGACCCTTTCGGCTATGACCGGAACATTCGGCATGGTTCACGGTGTCACAATCTCGACGCTTGACACCCGGATCCCGTCGAAATCGAAACCGGGCTGGAGCGCTTCGTTGATCACCAGGTGGACGAGGAGATCGGCCTGGGTTGCGTACCAGATCAGGTGTGACCGGCCAAGGGCTTCATATTCCGGCTCCTGCTCCGTGGCGTCCACGTCCATCAAGATCAGGAGCCGGCGCCCGGCGCTGTCCTCGAACTCCACCCCCTGGTCCGGCAGGGTCTGGATCGTCCAGCGCGGGTCTTGGGTCAGCGGCTTCCAGATCTGGCTCCAGTCCTGAACCACCAGGCGCTTGCCTCTGATCAGCGGCTCGTCTTCCGCGGTGTAGAGGTCGAAATACCAGGCTGCCATCCTCGAGTTGTAGCGGAGCACGATCCGAAACTCGCGGTCTCCCAGGTCCACGGTGTAGTCCCAGACGGGGTTTTGATCCTCCTGGTCCTGCGGGGGGATGATCAGATCGTTGTATGGGAGCTGAGAGATCGCAACCATTCTAGCCTCCTGAAATGGCGCCCCCCAGCTTGATCAACATGCTGCGGCGGCGCGCCGCGCTGGGGCCGGAGGGCGTCTGGCCGGTGGCCTTGCCTCCGGTCGCTTTGGCTGAGGTGCGGGGCTTCTTCTTCGGCTTGATCCGCGCCTTGGGCATGGTGACCAGGCGGGGGGTGGTGATGAAAATGGATTTGAGCGTCAGCGTGATCGGGAGCTTCTCGCCGGTATCCTGGCCGCGGCGAGCTCCAACGGTTCCGATCACGGCCTGGGCAGCGTAGAACCCCGCGGAGAGTTGGATCGGCTGCTTCTTTCGGGCCAAGTCGCGGAGCTGGCGATCCATGTTCTCGAGGCGCGCGTGGTCGATCTGCTGGCCGAACGGTGTAGCGGTGACCAGGCCGGCCACGTTGAACTGGTCCGGCTTCGTGACTCCATAGTCACTGACGATCGCGCCGGTCTCGATCGGGTGCTCTGTCCAGTCGATGATCGTCTGGTAGCCTTCCTCCGTTTCGCAGTCGAACTCCCAGATCGCGTCAAAGGTCTTGGGGTCGTGAATGGTGATCACGGCTCACCCCCTCACTGGCTGGCCGTTGGCTTGGGCTTCACCAGCGGCTTTCTGTCGGCGAAATTCTCAGCGACGGCGCTTTGAAGCGCCCGGGATGCCGCGGCCTGGAGCTTCGCCGCGGCTTCCTCGCTGTCCATGTTGACACTGCCGTCCACCCGGATCGGGGCCTGGATCGTCACATTGGTAGGCCCAGCTCCGCCGGCGCCGCCGGCCGCGGCGCGTTCTGGCGCCAGCGCGGGCAGCGGTGCAAGGCCGGCCACCACTGACTGGCTACCGCTCACCAGGTCGGAGGCGAGGGTGGCGCCAGCGCGGGCAGCGCTCTTGATCTTTCCCCCGGCGCTTTTCAGGGTGTCCGCGATCTTGCTGGCAACCGAAGCGAAAGCGCCGCGGATTGCCTTGGCGGCCTCCAGGAACTTGGTTTTAACCCAGCTCGCGGCCGCCGTGGCTGCGCTCTTCGTTTTCTCCCAACTGCTGAGGGTGTCCAGGCCTTTTCTGATCGCGCCGGTGGCGGTGCTCCAGGCGGAGCGCGCCGCGTCCGCTGCCCAGCTCCCGGCGGCCTTGATTCCTTCCCAGGCGGCGCGGAGCCCGGCGATAATCACCCCGATCGCGGCGAGCTGGGCGCGCCAGAGGAAACCGATCGCCTCCCCGGCGGCCTTGCCAGCTCCGGCGATCTGGTCCCAGAGCCATTTGATCCCGTCCAGGATCGTCTTGAGGAACCACACGATCCCGTCCCAGGCCTTGCCCACTGCCCAGGCGGCGCCAGCTCCGGCGGCTTTGATGCCGTCCCAGATTCCGGTCACCACCTTGCCCAGGAACTCCCAGGCGGCCAGGAGCCCGTTTTTGACTGCGCTGGTGGCGTCGCCGGCCGTCCACTTCGCTATAGCCTTGATCCCCTTGATCACCCAGATCACGACTTTGAGGATCAGCCAGATCACGGCGGCCACCCCGATCAGCGCCCAGCGTAGCGACTTTCCAATGAAGGGGCCAAGGGGCCGGATCAGCTTCCAGAGCTCGCGGAACGGCTTTTCCAGGAGCTGGCCCAGCTCTTGGAAGACCGGCGCGAGCTCCGCGCCGATCTCCCCCATGAGCTTCCCGATCTCCCGTAGCACGTCCAGGAAGATCTGGGCTTCCTTGGAGTCGCCGAAGAGCTTACCCACCAGGCTGTCCCCTCCCTGGGCGAAAACCCAGATATCCTCCAGGAGGAGCACCATTAGAGCCAGCGCCGCCGGGATCAGCATGAGCTTTGCTTGTGCGAAGAGCGCGGCCGTTCCCATGGCTTTGAGCGCTGCCACGGCGGCGATGATCGCTCCCTTCACGGCCACGAAAGCGGCCACCACCTTGGCGCTGGCCACGATCGCCAGCACGGGGATCAGCGCGGCCGCGGCGATCTTCATTCTGGTGAGGGCGCGTTCTACGTTGTTCCCCTCCTTTGCCCACTGGCCGAAGCGCTTGAGGAGCTTGATCAGCGAGGGTAGCAACCTCATGGCGATCTGGTTGCGTACCCCCTTGGCCAGCTGGCGCGCCTTGAAGAGCTCGCGGTTGAAATCCTGGCCCATCTTGGCCGCGGTTTCGTCGTAGACCACCCCCAGCTTTTCGGCTTCCTTGAACTGGGCGCGGAGCCCGGCTGATCCTTGCTCGAGGAGCGGGAGCAAGCGCTTTCCAACGTCGCCCAGGCCGGACATTGCCACAAAGGTCCGCTTGGAGCTCGCGCCGGCCCGCTGGATCGCGTCAGCCAGCGCCATGATCTGGGCTTCCGGGCCTGCCTTGGCCAGCTCTTTTAGCTGCTTCTTTTCCAGCCCGATCAGCTTGAAATCGTCCGCCAGCGCCTTGGACCCTTCGCTGGCGTCAAACATGCGCTCCGCCACGTCAGCGATGATCTGCGAGGTCTCCTCGCCGTCGATTCCCAGGCCTTCGATCCCGTGCTGTAGTCCGGTGTAGAACTTCGTAGAGACTCCCAACGACTTGGAATACTTGGCGGCCGCGTCAGCCTGCTTTGCAAAGTCCGTTGTGAAGGTGCGGACAAGCGTGGAGCCCACCCAGGCGCCGGCCGCGGCCTTGGCCGCAAAGGCAAGCTGGTTGAACTGCCGGCGGGCGCGCTTCGCCTCCCTGGCCGCAAAGGTCATCTCCTTTTTGGTCCGGCCTATGTTGGTGTTGTACCGTTTCAGGCCGGCGGCATCCACGCGGGTGGTGATGCGAGCGAAGAGTGATCTGACCAGGCCCATGGTGTGGTGTTCCTACAGCGCCGCGATCAGCGCCTGTAGCTCCAGATTATAGGAGTGGAGCCACACTTCTATCAAGCTCCACTCCCGGGCCACCTCGCGGGGGTCTGCTCCGCCTTGGGTGGTCACCCTCCAAAACTCCCACCCTCTCCAGTGCTTGCTGGGGACTGCTTCGGCGATTTCGTCCAGAACTTGATCGCGCCAGGCCTGCTCCGCCTCGAGCTCCGCGGCTACTTCTCGATCGGTGCGCTGTCCTGGCGGGCCTCGTTTAATGCGGTTCGCAAGAATGACCAGGCGTCGCCGAAGCTCCAGGAACGTCCCATCAAAAAAGGGGCGTAGTTCACGGCCAGCACCCAGGCCACGGCCTTGGCTGCCTCCCCCTGGTTGCCTCCAGCGTAGGCCTGATCCCTGGCGGTCTTGTCTTTCAGGCGGAGCTTTTGCGCCGCGCGCTTGCCAGTGGCTTCCGTGTTGCGGATCGTGTTGTGGAGGATCTCTGCGATCAGCTCCATGCCTCCGGCTTCGATGATTCCGCTGACCAGGCGGTCCAGCACGGCGCCGGCGTCCACCCCGTCCAGAATGTCCTCCGATTCCGCGGCCGCGGCCGCGAGCTCCTCGAGCTCGCCGGCCTCCTTTGCCTCTGCCAGCTTTACGGTGTCGGCCACTGAAAGGTGGCGCATCACGGAGCCGAACACGTCGCCCAGCGGGCCGGCGGTGATTTTGCCCAGCTTCAAGGCGAGCTCGCCGGACTCGTCAAAGCCCAGCGGGATCGTGGTGTAGGTGTGCTCCTCGCCGGAGGGCCACACGGATTTGATGGTGGTGGTGATTGCGTGCTGGGACATTGTCGATCCTCTCCTCTGTTGTGCGCGCTGTGTCCAGCGCTTCCCACGGGGTCAGGTAGGGCAGGGACGGGCCTGGTGCTAGGCCAGGCGGTTCTCTCCCTGGGTGAACTTGAGATTACCAGCACCGAAGAGCCATTCAATGGTCCCCGCGGTGTTGGCGAACTTCATGTCCGGCTCTTCCTCGATCCAGCACACGGGGGCCACGGCCTGGGTGGTTCCGTTGGTGTCCTTCACGTAGAACTCGCCGGTACCCTGGCCGGTCTCCTCGTCGCGGTCGGCGAGCTCCTGGAGCTGGGTGTGGATCGGGCTCCCCTGCATGAGCATGACCTTGATCTCTGCCAGGTTCGTGAACTGCTTGGATCGCATCACGGAGCCGTGGGAGCCCTGGGTCTTCTCGTACTTTTTCTTTTGCGGCCGCGTGATCTCGATCGCGTCCCCCTCGGCGAACTCCGTGATCGAAATCCCCGCGATCATGCAAACCACGTCTTCGAAGTTGTAGTGGCGGGTCATGGTCTGGCGCTCCTCCTGTCAGCCAGCGGCTCGCGCCGCCGGCGGTGCTACATGCTGGTGGCGGATCAGCTGGCCGGCTCGTTGGCCAGCACCCCCACGTTGAGCGTGATCTTTTGGATCCCGCGGCTCTCGACGGCTTCCACGGTCAGCGTGGCGTGGCGCTCCACCACGTCCGCCGGCGCCACGTCGGCGATATCGGGCACGGTCACCCGAACGGAGCCCGGGCGGAAGTGGCCGATCCGCTCGCCGCGGGTTCCCACGGCGTAGCAGCGGCCGCCGATCAGGGCCAGGCCGCGGTTGTCGAACGGGATCCGCTCGCCGCGCTTGGAATAGTCCAGCTGGAGCTGGGCGATATCCTCGCGGAGGCGCGCTTTGAACCACTCCCGGATGATCAGGGACTCGATCGGGCTCTCGTCGAAGAGTAGCCCGGGATTCATGTTGTTGACCCCCAGGAGCGGGCCGAAGATGTTTCCTCCGGCGTCCAGCACGGCCTGGCCTTCGGTGGGCGTCAGGGTGTTGCCGCTGAAACCGATCAGCGGCTTGTGGTACCAGCCCCCGGACTTCTGATCGGGGTCGGGCCAGAGCCCGGCGGCCAGGTAGCCCAGGGCCAGCGGCTCCGCGTCCACCCCGTGCCAGTTGCCGAACGTGTAGCCGTTGGCCAGCGCCTGGATCGTCAGCATCACGTTGGCGGGGGTGCCAGCCTTCACGGCGGCGTCGGAGGTCTGGAAACCGAAGAGCCGTTGATTGGTCAGCGCCCAGCCGGCGGCGGCCTCGATCGCGGTCTGGGTCCGGTCCTGGATATGCAGGGCGAACCACTCGTCCGAATAGGCCAGCGCGGCGTCCAGCGTTCCCACCAGGAGCGGGCCGGTGCTGAAATCCTGTTTGCTGATCATGATCTTCGGCGGCCGCGGATTCTGGTTGAAGAATCCCGCGGCCTCCGACTTGGCCGCGGCTTTCAGGTCCGCGTCGCCGCTGACGTCGGTGGGCGAGTAGTAGATCCGGGGCGTGGTGAAGCCCACCTCCAGCTCGTCCGTTCCCATGTTGATCAGGCCGAAGCTCTTACGGTTGACGGGCTGGGCGTCCCCGTAAATGTTCACCTCGATGTAGTTGTCATGGGTGTACTGGCTCATTCTTGGCGCTCCTCGGTTGCCGCGCTAGGGGACTGTGAAGGTGTCCTCATGCTCTGGCGGTGTTGGCGGCTCATCGTCTGGGCTCTGGCCTTGCGGCCACGTTTTCAGCGTGATCCCTGCGGTCTCAATTATCGGGGCTTCCGTGCTGGTGGTCAACAGGTAGTGGATTCGGAAGTCCAGCGCCGCGCGTTCGTCCCAGGCGGTCCCCGTCTGCTCCGATATGTCGATCGGGTCCGTCAGGGGCATCGCCGTGATCTCCGCGGCGCGGAGCTGGGCGTGGATCGTGGGGATGCGGCGGGAGTCGATCAGCTGCTCCGCCATGTCCAGCGCTCCCTCGCCGTAGATCTCGAGGTGCATGGTGCAATACCGCCGGCGCTGGATCAGGTGCTCGAAGCGGTTTTCTGTTTCCGGGTCTGATCCCAGAAATTTGTCCGTTGTGCGCTCTAGCGCCGTGGCGGCCAGGCTACTGGTGACCGTGATCTCCATGGTCACGTAGGGTCTTTTGCGCTGCGGCACGTTCACGGCCGGGCGCTCGCGGCCTTGCTCGCGGGGCTTGGCCTGGATCACTCGGTCGCCCACTGGGAGCGCGGCTTCGATCCAGGCCTTCACCTTTCCGTAGAGCTCGCGCTTTGTCATGGCTGTTCCCCGTGCGCCACTTCCAGGAGGATATAGGAGCGGTGGGGGAGGCCGCGCGTGTGCTCCGTCCAATCCTGGTCAGCTTCGATCTCGTACTCTTCACCCTTCCAGACGGCGAAGTCAGCGGGCTGGTTTTCATCCCGGCCGCCCGGGCGGATATCTGGGTTTCCCCGAACGTACATGACGAATCGAGCTGACAGCCTGGATCCTTCCTCCAGCGCTTGGCGCTGGCGCCACGTCAGCGGCTGGACGCTTGCCTGGATTTGCTGGGTGGAGACTGCGGCGCCGATCACGGGTTGGCCGTAGGCGTCCCAGCTCACCTGATAGCGCCGGATCTCCACGGTCTTGAGTCCCAACATGCTACAGGTCCCCGGCGATCCGGCGCGGGCGGCCGCGGCCGCCTGTGCGCTCTGTGACAATGAAGCGGATATTTTCGCGGAGGATCCCCTTTTTCACCAGTCCACGCTCCTCGATCAGGTCCTGGAAAGCGCGCTGGAGGATCTGGGCGGCTTGCGCCAGCGCGTGGCGGCTGCGCTTTCCGTCCAGGGCGTCCTGGGCGGCTTTGACCAGGCGGGCGTCGATTTTGGACTCCACTCGATCGAAGGCCTCCCCCAGGTGGCGGACTGCTACCTGGATCCCTGCCACCTTGGCCACGGCGGTCCCCCCGCGGCTCTTCGGATACCGCGGGCGGCCGGTCAGCCAGCCCACTTTGGTCTCCATGCCGTCCGCGTCCAGGAGCCGGAGCTGGATCGCGCGCCAGCCGTGATCCTTGTCCTGGACTTCGTTGTCCTTTGCGGGCATCGGGCTACTTTCTGAGCGCGCCGGCCAGGCTCAAGTCCTTTTTGTAGGGCTTCCAGTAGGGGACGGCGGCCGCCAGCGCGGCTCCCTCCGCGGCTTCGGTGCCCGGGTCTGCGTAGCTTTCGGCGAGCTGCCCGGTTTTCACTGACTTGAGCCCGTTTGGGCGCTGGCTCCATTCCCATAGCGCTTTTGCGTAGGCCATGGCGCCATAGCTTGCATTTTTCGGGACTCCCGGGGGGTCCACGAAGCTCCGGCCCAGATAGCGGTCCCCCAGCTCCGCTCCCATGGTCAGGTAGTCTTTCAGGAGCTCGAGCGCGTCCCCGGTGGGGGACTCGCCGATCAAAACCTGGAGCTTGGCTCCGTAGTTTGTCCAGGTCACCTCTTCGGTCAGGGTCGTGGCCACGTTCTACCCTCCATGACAAGCGGAGGGCGCCGGCCACCAGGTGGAGCTGGTGGTGGGGGTCGCTGGCGGCCTCCGGCTGCCGGCTACTCGGCCGGCGCGTCCAGCGCGGCTTTGACTTTCTCGGCCTCCGCCAGAGCGGCGGCCGCGGCCTTCACGTCGTCCGCGGCGAGCTCCGCGGATTTCTTCGCCAGCGCGGCCGCGTCCTTGGCTGCCTTTTCGTTGGCGGCGCCTTTGGCGTCCTTGGCGGCCTTGGCGGCCTTGGCGGCGTCGGCGTCAGCGCGCTTGGCGGCGGCCTCCGCGGAGTCCAGCTGCTCCTTGCGCTGCTTCACCCGGTAGGCCGGTGCGTTCTTGCGGGCCTCCTCGAGCTTGGCCAGGCGCTTGGCCTGCTCCGGGTTCTGCTCCGCCCAGGCTTTTTTTGCGGCCGCGTCCGCCGGCTCCGCTCGCTTGGCGTTGATCAGCGCGTTGGCGTGGCGGTCTGCCACTCGCGCCACGGTGTTGGGGATGCAGATCCCCCCGTTCACTTTGGCGTGGGTCTTGAGTCGGATCAGCATGGCCATGGTTCGCTCCTCTGGTGCCACCTGGTGGTGGCGGGGTTTCTCTGTTTCGGCCTGGTGGCCGAAAGGGACACCCGGCCGGGCGTCGGGGAGCTTGGGGGCGCGAGGATCGAACTTGGCGACTACCCCGTGGGAAGCGAGGATCGAGCCCGTCCGCTCCACGGCTCCCGGCCGGGGATCCGGCTATGCGCTACGGCACGGGGCCGTCAAACTCGCCCAGCACGAAGGCCGGGAGGTTGATGCTGTGGATCAGGTGATCCTCGTAGCGGGCGGTGATCGCGTTCTCGGCGAACTGGCCGTCCACGTAGCCGAAAGCGATCATGCTGCGCTGCTGGTCCACCAGCTCGCTGGCCTCGCTGAGGTTGATCACGTAGAAGTCACCCTCCGGGCAGCTGTCGTCCAGGATGATCTCCCACGGTCCCAGGAACATACGCCCGGCGGCCGCCTGGATCTGGAGGTCGCCGAACACGGTGGTTTTGATGTAGTGGCCGTCCGTTCCCTTGGACGTGCCGATCTTCATCAGGTCCAGCTTATTCAGCACCACGGTGATCTGGCCACTCCACGGGATCATGGCGATGGCGCGGAGCACGGCGTCCACCATGGTGTCGCCGGAAACCCCGGAGCTCCAGAGGTAGGACAGGGCGCCGGCGAAGTTGTCCAAGCCAGCGAGCTGGCGCGGCTTGGTACCGTCGCCGTGGAGGAGGTGGTGGGACAGGTTGCGCCGGGCGCGGAACTGGAGCCGCTGTTCGATCCAGGCGGTCAGCGCCGGAGCGGTGTTGATCATCTGCTCCGTGACAGCCAGCATGGTGGGGATGGTCTTGAAGCTCTGCTCCACCTGTTCGATGTCCAGGTGGGAGAAGTGCTTCCGCACCCCCTGGCTGACGGCGCCGAAGTTGTCGCAGGTGACGCGCCAGCCGATGCTGGCCACGAAATCGAGCGCGCCGGCGCCGAACGTGATCACGTTCGTGTCGTAGTCCACGCTCACGATCTCCACCTTTTTCAGGAGGCCGGCGGTGTCGTCCCAGAAGCGGGCGATGGTGCCCGGGAGGAATCCTTCGGCGCTCTGCACGGTGCAGGTGGTGGAGGGGTTGGTCACCGCCACGGTCAGCGTGGTGGTCACATTGCCGTGGACGGAAATGTCCGTCTCCCGGGCGCTGAGCCAGGAGATCGCGCCGGGCGCGGGCACGTACATGATCCGGCTGGCCAGATCCATGGCCTCCAGCGAGGGCGTGATCACCCCCGGGCGGACTTGGACGGGGTTGGGGGCGAGCCCGTAGGCGTAGCCGGTCATGACTTCGCCGGTCTTGTAGCCGTGGGCCTGCGGGATCATGCTGGGGATCGCCAGCTTCTCGCCGAAACGACCCTTGGGGATCACCAGCGGCTCCGCGTCCGCCGGCTGGTAGCTCTTCCACCCCTTGGCGCCGTGGATGATCTGGCCCGTGGTCTTCACCCCGTCCGCCCGGGCGCCGCCTGGCATCGCGGCTCCGGCCTCGATCGCGTCCAGGCGCGAGCCGATCGCCTCCAGGTTGGCGCTCCAGTCGGCGGGCGGGCCGTCCGCCACGAAGCGCTCCAGGTTGCGCTCGAAGCTGGAGATCGCGGTCTTCACCCCGTCCAGCTGGGCGGTCAGCGCCTGGTTGGACTCCGTGCGCGCGGCGAGCTCCTCGAGCTTCGTGTGGACGGCGTCAAGCCCGCCTTTCACCTCCGAAAGGGTCGGGGTTTTGGCGCCCGGCTGGCCGGCGGCGTCCCCCGGGGGGGTCTTGGTCTTGATCTCGTCCACGTTTTTGGCTCCGCCGTCCGCGGTCTTGTAGCCGTCGATCCGGCCCAACTGGGTGGCCTGTGCGTTCATGCTGCCTGCTCCTCTGCGCTTGGGTCTGGTTGAATCTCCAGGGGCTCCACGAAGGCTTTGTCATTCGCCCCCCAGGTTGCGATCGTGATCTCCACGGGCTCCAGGATCACCAGGTGCTCCAGGCCTTCCTCGTCAATGGAGGTCCAGATCTCTCGATAGGCGAAGCTCGCGCCGCGAGCTGCTCCGCTCGTCACCAGCGCCGCGATCTCCGCTGCCTTTGGCGTGTCCGCGAGCTCGCCGGTGAAGTAGGCGCCGTCCGGGCGCTGAATGATCCCTGTGGATTTGCCGATCGGTCTGGCCGTCCGGTCGTCCAGGTGATCGTGAGCCCAGAAGATCGGGAGACTGGTGGTTTCGTTGCGCTCCAGCCACATGGAAAATGCACCGGGATCCACGATCTGTCCCATGCTGTCCACGTTGCCGAAAGCGGCGAAACGTCCTGCTATCAGGAGTCCCATGTCCCAAGGGTAGGCGGATCTTTGCTGGAGTGTCAAGCAGTCGCGGAGCTGGCGGGCTGGGGGGGGCTCTCCTCGCTGGAGCTCTGATCAGTCCCCCGGCCGGCCACCACTTGGCGCGTGTTGGCCTGGTCAAGCTCCGGGCGGGGGTCCATTCCGAGGGACACCCGGGCGGCCGAATCGTTGGCGCTGAATCCAATATCCGTCAGCGTCTTGGCGATCGTGGCGCGTTCCTTCACCACGGCCAGGCCCAGCTCGTTGTCGCCCAGCTCGTAGCCGATCCGCGTCTTGTAGCCGTAGGTTGGATAAACTGCCTGGGTGTTGATCTGGTCCAGGATCCGGCCGATCTGTGGCTGTAGCGCTTGCATCCAGTAGAGCCGGAGCGCGACTTGAGCGTTTTGGAGCGTCGCCGCGTCCATATCGCCGGCCACTGGGGGCGGAATTTTGAAGATCGCCCACATTTCCTTGGCGGCCTGCTTCCGGTGCTCCGGTAGATCTTTCAGGTAGTCCGGCGCGGGGCTCTTCTCCACTTTGGTCCCATCGCCCACCACGTAGGGGAGCCCGGACTTTTCCGCGGTGCCGAAGTTCTCGATCAGGATATCCTCGATCTCCGCGCGCTGGTCAGGGTCAGCCCCCCAGAGCCCGTCAACCGTCACAATCAGCCCGGGCGCGATCCGTTGCGTCAGGTCCGCTTGGATCCGCTCCTGGGCCTGGTAGTCGATGCTGATCGCCTTGTTTGCGGCCTCCAGCGGGCTGATCCCCTTGTAGAAGCTCGAGGGGGTGGGGGTCATGATGTTGACGATCTGCTCCGGCTGATACTCCACTCCGCCGTAGCGGTAGAGCGCGGCGGCTTTGGTGTCCGGGTCCGGGTCCACTTTCATGGCGTGTGGGTTGCCGAAGAGCTGGAGCGCGATCAGGCGGCGCGCGTTTCCGGTTGGCTTCACCTGTAGCAGGTAGGCGTTTCCGGTCATGTGCTTGTGGATGCTGATCACCTCCAGCACTTGGCGCCAGCTCCACTTGGGCAGCGTCCGGCCGTTCGGGGCCTGCGGGCCGAAAGGCCTGATCAGGAGCTCAGTCAACGGGTGGTCTGGATCCGTGCGCCAGTCCTTTCCGTCCTTCACCTGGATCACTGCCGGCATTCCGGCGATATCCTCCGCGATCCGTGTGATGCACACGTAGGCCCAGATCGCGCGGGTCAAGAGGATCTCCAGGTTGCTCCCCGTGAACTGGAGCGCGGGGATAAATCCGTCCGCGTCCTGTTGGACCGTGATCGTGTAGTGCTTGGCGCCGGAGGCCTTGCGGGGCAGGCTGGCGCGGGGCTGCGGGCGTGCTTTGAGCTTGTCCAGGATTCCCATTATCTGCTCCGTGTGGCGCGGCTCCGGCGCCGGCTTCCCAGGTTACTGATCCACGGCTTCCGCGGGCCTTTCTCGCGGATCCAAAGTAGCGCCTGGGTCATGGCATCCACTTGATCATCCTTCCGGGCGGCCGGGAAAGCAAGGATCTCGGGCTTCCAGGCCTCCCGCACCCAGGGCTTGGCGTCCGGGTGCGGTATGTAGACTTGCTCCGATTCCCAGATCGGGAGGATAGCATTTGCTCGCTCTTCTTTGGAGCTCCCCTGCGGGTCCCATCCCTGGAGCCCCGGGATTTCCTTGTGGAGCGTTGCGATCACTTTGCGGCCGTTGGCTTTGAGCTCCACCACTGTGGCGGCCACCTTGCGGGTGGACTCCCAGGCCTTGTTAAGGCGTCGGATCGCGGCGAGGGTCTCGCCGAAATTCATTTTTCCACGCTCCTGATCCAGGAGGTAGCGCTGGGCGCCGCAGACCCCCCACACCTGTCCCACCACGAAGTCGCTGTCATTGCTCCGGCGGAACGTGCAATCCCAGGAGGAGATCAGATAGTCAAAGGCCGGAAGCGCGCCTGGGAGCCAGTAGCAGATATATTTTTCCTCGAAGAGCGTACCACCCTCCGGGGTCGGATTCTGGTTGTATTGGGCCTCGAAGTGGCGCGATCCGAGCTGGCGCTTTTTTCGGGCCAGCACGTTGGCGCCCAGGCGCTCCGGGTCCAGGAGCTCGCCTTGCTCTTTCCGCGGATCCTCCCAGCCGATCAGGGTGGTGGTGGTTTTCCCCGGGTACTCCGCGGGGAGGTTCAAGTGGACGAATCCGCCCAGCTCCAGAACATGCCCGGGCAGGTCTCGCGCGTGGAGGCGCTGGGCGGTGATGATGATCGCGCTTTCGTTCTCGTCATTGACTCTGGTGGTCAGGGTGGAGTCGTACCAGCGGACGTGTTCGGCCAGCTGTTTCTTGTCGCTGAAAGCGTGCCGCGCGTCCAGCGCGTCGTCCACGATGATCCGGTCAGCGTCTGAGCCTGTGAGCTGCTGGCCGGTGGTTTTGCTGACTCGCTGACCGCCGGAGCTGTTGACAAAGTTACCCTTGGCTTTCTGACCCTCGCGGCCGCGCTGGAGCTGCCAGTCAGGCGCAAAGTGGCGCTGGTACCAGTCCGAAAGAATCAGCTCCCGATTGCGGCGCGCGTCGCGGAAGACCACCAGGTCAATGGCGCTCACGCATAGATACTGATATCCCGGTTCCCTGAGCCATTCCCAGGCCGGCCAGTCCACGGAGATGATCGTGGACTTGAGCGTCCGCGGCGGCTGGGTGACCAGTAGGAATTGGATTTGGCCGGCGGTCACTGCTTCCAGGTGTTCACAGATCGCGCCGTGGTACCAGGTCCACTTGAGCGGGGTTCGCTGGTGGTGGACTGGCCAGGCGCCTTGACAGAACTCCGCGAGGCTCTGGCGGTAGGCCGCGGCGTCCAGGACTCGCCGGAGGGTGGCCGGTGGAAGCGCGGCGAAAGCTCTGATCTGCTCCGGTGTCACTCGTCCGCCTGGTCGTCCAGCTCCTCGAGCTCGTCCGCCTGGTCGTCCGGCTCCTCGAGCTCGTCCGCCTGGTCGTCCAGCTTGCGCGTTGCGGCCGCGATTTCCTCCGGCGTCGGGGCGTGCTTCGCTGCCACTCTTCGCAGGTCTGCCAGCATGGCCTGATCCATGGCGTTGGCGTAGGCGGTGGCCAGGGCTATGGCCTCGCCGTCAGGTCCGCTGTGCTCTATGCGCTTCGGTGGCACGATTCCCAGGCTTTCGTGGAGCCGGATCGCTGCCTGTAGCCTGGTGGACGGTGCAACGGCCGGGCGCTCCCCCACCACGTTCTGGCGCTTGTCCAGAATGTCCACCATGTCGCAATCCTCGCCGATCTGGCCGTAGACAAGATCCACGATCACCTGGCTGGCGGAGGCGGCGTGCTGCGCCAGTAGTCTGATCGCATCCTCGCGGATCGCCGGCTGCAAGCGGAGCGCTTCGGCGATGGTGTGCTGGTCATATTCAGCGGCCCGGGCCTGCCAGTTGTGCTGTGAGCTCCAGTGCTCGAGCTGCCGAACATATCCCGGTGGTTTGACGAGTATCCCGGCTAGAGCTCGAAGCGATCGGGCTGGTCCCAGGGCCAGGTATTCGGCGAAAGCGCTATAGCTATAGGGGGTCTCTACCCCAACCATGCGATCCCAGGCCTTGGGCTTTCGCTCTATGGCGTCAGCGCCGGCTGGCGCGTCGTTTTTTCCCTCTGCCATTGGCTTCCCTCGCTGCGGCGTTGTCTCTCCGTTGCCGGTTCTCGATCATGTCCAGGTATTGCTTTTGCGCCGGCCCGGATCCCTGCTTTGCCATGCGCTTGATCGCCTTTCGGACTTCGGCCTCCCCGCGGAGGGTTCCCACCCTGTAGGCCAGGGCCACGTCCGGGAGCTGGGCCACTTCCACGTCCATCTCGAGGATCAGCGCTATCTCGTCCAGGTTGAACTGGAGCTCCGCGAGCTCCTCGATTTTCAGGCGCTGCTCTGGAGCCAGCGCCGGCTCCTCTGGCTTCCGGTCTGTCATTCTGCCGGCTCCCACCTGTTCCGCATTGCTTCGATCGCTTCCTCGCTGACTCCGTGGACGTTGCCGAAGATCGTTTGACACTCCACCACGGCCACCTGGTAGCCGAAGCGCTCCGCGAGCTCCCGATATGGCTGGAGCTCGTGGCGGCGGCTGAAAGTGTTGGCCACGGCCAGACGGTCAACTCCCAACTCCATGGCGCGGCGCGTTCTGGCTTCGCAGGTTTCTAGAGCTTTTCTGATCTGGGTTGGGTCGAAGGAATACTCCGCGCCGTTTTCGAAGTAGTCGTCAGCGCTGAAAGTTGCGGCTGGCGCGATCATCCTTGCCAGGGTCGTCTTGCCGGTGCCAGGCAATCCTCGCACCAGGTAGAGCCGCTTGATCGTGGTCAGGTCTGTTGGTGTCATGGTGATCGCCTCCTGGTATTCAAACGGGGCAGCACGATCCAGCGCGGCCTGGATCCAGGAGCGGTGAAACTCCCCGATCCGGCGGTCGATCGTGATCGTGCATCCCTCCATTCTTGGGTTGCTGGTCAAGTTGGCGCTGGTCACTACGCTGGCGCTCATGCGCTCGCCGATCATCACGTAGACTTTGGCGTGTGTTGGGTACACACCGAAGCGGTCGGAGGCATCGCGCAACATGGCGCCGGCGGCCGGTTTCATGCTCATGGTTTTGGGGTCCACCACGGAGGTTAGCGAAAGCAGGCTCCCAGCTTGGCGCAAGTCCACCAGGCGCTGGACCCCGCGGTTGGAGATTGACCAGATACACATGGCAAAGTCAGCCGGGCCGGTCGCTTTCACCAGGTGGCTCAACAGGTCGTAGCTATTCCAGTTGGCTGTTGAGATCACATGGTAGCTCTGGCCAGGCCTGATCCGTTCGAGCGGTAGGAGCTCCTCAAGTCGCGCCGCCAGTTGCTCCGTGGAGATCAGGCCGGCGTGCGTGGTCTCCACTGCCAGCGCGCGGTTGTCCGGCGGTGACTCTGGATCGAGCGCGGCCGCGTCGTCCAGCTCCTGGAGGTCAAATAGAGCCATGGTGTCAGGATATCACAGCGCCGCCGGGCGCCCGGCCGGCGGCCGCCCGGGGTCAATCCTAGTCCCCCCCCGATCGTCGGATGACCCCCGGGGCCGAAAAAAATAAATCCGTTG